ATGTTATTGTAATTAAAAAAAGAACAAATTATTTTTGAGATAGTTTTTTTAATAAGATAAATTGGGCCATAAACATGTATGGATTAACAGATTCATTCAAAAGTACAGTATCTCCTTTTAAAATTACACATAAAGGAACTGGATCAAGTTTTTATTTCTATGGCGCAGATGACTTTCAAAAGTTAAAATCAAATGATATTAATAATATTATTGCCGTGTGGTATGAGGAGGCTGCCGAGTTTGACAGCCAGGAGGAATTCGACCAAACTAACATTACTTTTATGAGGCAGAAACACCAATTAATACCTTTTGTGCAATTCTTCTGGAGTTATAATCCACCTAGAAATCCTTATGCGTGGATTAATGAGTGGAGTGAGGAGATGAAAACAGTTGAGAATTACCTGGTGCATGAATCAAGTTATTTGAATGATGAATTAGGTTTCGTAACTGATCAAATGTTAGCAGATATTAACAGGATAAAAGAGAATGACTATGATTATTATCTATATATCTATTTAGGTAAACCAGTGGGAATAGGGAATAATGTCTACAATATGGCGTGTTTTCATCCATTACAGGAATTACCTAGCAATGATAAAATTATGGGAATATCATATGCACTAGATACAGGACATCAACAGAGTGCGACAGCGTGTGGAGCTTATGGAATTACAGCGAGAGGTAATGTAATTCTATTAGACACATTCTATTATTCTCCTGCAGGAAGAGCTATTAAAGCTGCGCCTAGTGATTTAACTATTATGATTAATGATTTTATTTCTAGCGTGCAAGAACTATACAATGTACCTATTATTAGGCGAACAATAGATAGTGCAGAGGGAGCTTTAAGGAATCAGTATTTTAAAGATTTTGGGATTAGATGGAATCCTGTTGCGAAAAGAAAAAATCAAACCATGATTGATATGGTTGTAAGTTTATTAGCGCAGGGAAGATTTTTTTATTTGGATAATGAAAATAACAAAATTTTCATTGAAGAGCATAAAATGTACAGATACGATGAGAAGACCATCAAGACACCTGAGCCGAAAGTAATTAAAGAAGATGACCACACGGTTGACGAATTTAAGTATTTTGTTTTGGATAATGCAAAATTATTAGGATTAAAAGTATAGGAGTAACAAGAATGGGGCTTATACAAATTATTAAGAATTTATTTAAAAGGAGCAAGTACACCATGCAAGGTAGTTTAACAAGCATATTAGACCATCCGAAGATAGTTGTATCATCAGAAGAATACAACCGAATAAAAAACAATTTAACATACTTCCAGAGTAAGTTTAGCGATGTTACCTACCTTAACACGGATGGAGAACAGCGCACAAGGAAGTTTAATCACTTACCATTAGCAAGAACAGCTTGTAAGAAGATAGCTGGATTAGTTTATAACGAACAAGCAGAGATCACAGTTGATAATGAATCGATTAATCAGTTTGTTAACGATATTCTTTTAAATGATAGATTTAACAAGAATTTTGAAAGATATCTTGAAAGTTGTTTAGCGTTAGGTGGAATGGCAATGAGACCATATTTTGACGGTAAAACAATTAAGATTGCATTCATTCAAGCACCAGTATTTTTACCTCTTCAGAGCAATATGCAGGATGTTAGCAGTGCAGCAATCATTACTAAATCAGTTAAAAGTCAAGGTAAGACTAATACTTATTACACCTTAATTGAGTTCCACGAGTGGAATAATGAGGATTTAACAATCACAAATGAACTATATAAATCAAACAACGCTGATACAATTGGTAGTCAAACGTTGTTAAGTGAATTGTATGAGAATCTTGAAGAAAACATTGTGATTAAAGGATTAAGTAGACCGTTATTTACTTACTTAAAAACACCAGGAATGAACAACAAAGATATTAACAGTCCGTTGGGATTATCAATATTTGACAATGCGAAAACAACAATTGATTTCATTAATAGGACTTATGATGAATTCATGTGGGAAATAAAAATGGGACAAAGAAGAGTTGCTGTTCCTGATGGATTAACAAACATGACTTTTCAAGCTGGCAAAGACAATAAGTTCGTGACTAAACGAAGATTTGAAACTGATCAAAATGTGTTTGTTCAAATAGGAGGAGGAATTGACGATAATAAAATCGTTGATTTAACTACACCAATCAGAGCTGATGATTATATCAAAGCTATTAACAAAGGATTAGCAATGTTTGAGATGCAAGTAGGTGTTAGTGGAGGAATGTTTAGTTTTGATGGAAAAACGATGAAGACAGCAACAGAAGTTGTTAGCGAAAATTCAGATACATTTCAGCTAAGAAATAGTATTGTATCGTTAGTTGAACATTCAATCAAAGAACTTGTAGTATCTATTTGTGAATTAGGTAAGGCACATGGAATATATAACGGTGAAATACCTAAATTAGAAGATATATCAGTTAACCTTGACGATGGAGTATTCACAGATAGAAACGCAGAACTTGATTATTGGGTTAAAGCCTTAGCAAGTGGAATTGTTAGTAAACAATATGCTATTTCTAAAGTATTAGGGGTTACTGATGAAGAAGCTAGTAAGATGTTAAATGAAATCAATGAAGAAGTACAACCGAATCTTGATGAAACTGATGAGGTAATCTATGGAGATAAAGAATAATGATGGGAATTATTGGGTAAAATCAAAAGAAGTAGAAGGTTTATATCATGAATTATCCATGGAAATAATGAAGAACATAGTCAGAAGACTTAAGCAACGAGGAACGGTTGATTTAATTGAAAATCCTTATGTTTGGCAGTTAGAGAAATTAAATGATATGCATTTGATTACAGAAGAAAATGTTAAGTTGATTTCTAAATATAGTGGGGTTGCAGAGGAAGTATTCAGAGATGTAATAGCTAATGAGGGCTTTAAAATATATCAAGATAGCCATCAACAATTGGCACAGGCTCTAAAATCAGATGCAACTCCTAATCCTTTAGTTCAAGATAGTCTTAATTCATTAGCTAAGCAAACGATGTTTGAAGTTAACAACCTAATCAATACTACAATGCCAAAAGCATTACAAAAGAATTACAAGCAGACTTTAGAAAGTGCAGTAGCTGGAGTAGTCTCTGGAACTAAGTCTCATGAAAAAGCATTATCAGAAGCGGTTTTAAAAATGTATGAGCGAGGATTTACAGCTTTTAGAGATAGGGGAGGAAGAATGTGGACGGTTGAGCGATATGCAAAAACGGTAATCAGAACTACAACTTTCAGAACTTATCGAGAAATGAGAGAAAGGCCTGCAGATGATTTAGGAATAGATACTTATTATTACAGTGCCAAATCTAGTGCTAGAGAGTTATGCGCACCGTTACAACATCAGATAGTAACTAAAGGAGTTGCAAGGACAATTAACGGTGAAAGAGTACTAAGTTTACCAGATTATGGATATGGCAGTCCTGGAGGTTGTTTAGGAATCAACTGTGGCCATTATTTAACACCATTTGTAGTAGGAGTGAATTATAAGCCGCAACTGCCAGAATATTTGCAAAATCTAACCGAGGATGAAGCAAAACAAAATGCTCTTGATAGAGCAAGATTGAAAGCTTTTGATCGTGAGATTAGAATTAACAAAGATAAGCAAATATTAGCAAAGGAATTAGGAGATAAGGAACTTCAAGCTAAGTTAAAGCTCAAAGAAAAGACATTTAAGACTGGGCGAAAAAGTCTTATAGAAAAAAATCCAACGGTAATTGGGAAACCACCTAAGAAAGTTGTAGAAGATGAGTCTAAAAAAACTAATATTAATAATAAAACAACTATGAAATCGATTGAAGATAAACCTAAAAAGGTATATAATAAGGATAGAATAGTATTTAAGACCTTAACTGAGAATGATTTACCAAGAATATTAGAAGAAAGTGGTAAAATTGCATACGATGATAGAAACCCTATTTATTATCGAATAACAGGAGGTTATGTTGCAACTAAAAACTCATTTAAAATTAATTCAGCTTTAAGACAAGGGATAGGAGATAGTTTAAATGATTACGATAAACTAACAATCTCTACATTAGATAAAGTTATAAAATCGAACTCCTTGAAAGAAAATATAATTCTGACTAGGTATTCGAAAATGAATATTCTTGATGCTATAATTGATCAAAATCCGATTTTAAAAGGTGTTACAAGTGAAAAAGAAATGCTTAGGCTAATAAATAAGAATACAGCAGTTTTAAATGACAAAGGTTTTGTGTCAACTAGCGTAGTTCCAGAATTGAATTATTTTAAAGACTATCCGATAAGATTAAAAATACATGCTGAAAAAGGTCAAAAAGTATATATGACTGATAATTTTGAAGAAAGTGAAATGATACTACCGAGAAATAGTAATTTTGTAATAACTAAAGCTGCGATAGTTGATGAAAAAATAGAATTTACGATAAATATTGTGAAGGAGAATGATCATGAAATTTAGCGAGATTATAATGAAAGATATTGAAAAAACAAGAGGAATTAAATATGAAATCTTTACTTATACTTACCCATATCCTTATATAGAAAAGGAAATTTATGATGACACTGATTTTTTAAAGAGTTTTACTGAATTAAAAGAAATGATAGAAGAAGAGCAAAAAAAGATATTCTTTATGTTCCAAATATTATTCTTAGTGCTAAGTATTTGAGTGCCACCAATATTTATGGAACAGATAATGGAAGGGAGTATCATACATATTATGAGCCCTATAGCATTTGGAGATTACAGCTTTCGTCCAAATTACCTTATCATTTCAGGGTAAATACTGGAATCAATAATATTTTTGACTATGTACCTAAAAGTACAAGTTTCTATTCTAGTATTTCTCCAGGAAGAACCTATTATATAGGTATAAAAAAGTACTTCCTAAGCCCGTA